CTTCCAGCATTGCGCTGAGCCGATGGATCATACCCATCACGGCATCTTCCTGCGTATCTGCTTCGCAGGCGATCTCGCTGCCATCTCGGTCAGCGATCACGACCACCCAGGTCTCGTGCTCCGTCTTGAGGATCTGCTTGTATTCGTAGCCGCACATCGCGGCCCATTGCACCAAGTCTGTGAATGCCATCACAACCCCCTTATGCGATAGCCGCGGGCTACGCGGTCTCGCTTCTCAATCTTGCCACTATCGGCAAGGCTCTGGAGCAGCCGCTGGGCTGTTCCGTGTCCGATGTCCATCAGCTCGGCGATCTCCCTCACCGTGGGAGCATAGCCGTGCTCCTTGACGAATGAACGGATCACCGAGATGAGTTCCCTTTCTGCTTGCTTCATCCGAGCACCCTCGCTTCGGCAATCGGCAGGAAGCCGACCACCTTCTCGATCTTCTCGGTGTGCTCAAACTCAGTCGTGGCTGGCAGCATCTTGGGCGTCCAGATCGGCTCCTTCACGCGGTACAGGTCCCACGCGAAGATGCCCGCTGGCGTGCTGTTGATGTATGCCGGTCGCCCTGAGCGCCTCCCAGCCTCCTCGATCAGCCAGTCGTACTTGGTCTGCTCAATGAGCATCTCGGAGTAGTGCGCGTCTCGGCACTTGAGTTCCAGCACGAAGTCAATCCTCCCGACCGGCGTCTCGTACCACGCCAGACAATCCCAGTTGCTGAAGCCGTACTCCATCAGCTCAATGTTCTCAATCGTGGTCTTTTTCAGATAGTCAAAGAGTTCTTTCTCGGTCATTTCTTGCCTCCTTGAGCCAGAATCTCGCCAATACTCGCAATCCCGCTCTTAGAATAAGAGAGTCTATTCTCTCTCTGTTCTGTTCTATTCTTATCTAGAGCGTTCTGATTTCGTTCCAGTTCCGTTCCGTGTGCGTTCTTGTAGCGTTCCTTTCTGGCTGCCGCCGTAGGGTCAGCCTGATGCTTTCCCCAGTTCGTGACGATGATCGAGCCGCCCTCGCCCCTCGTGAGCAGCCCGAGGCCAAGCAGCCGCTTGAGATGCTTGATGTCCGCAACACCGGCGACGCACGCCTTGAGGTGCGCCTCGTTCGCGAACTCCCCCTTCGGGGTCTGGTGGTATGCCTCGAAGAGCGCCGCGTCCCAGAGCACATAGGCTTCCGCGCCCTTCGGCTGGGCGAGCAGCTCTACGATCTTCGGGTCCTTCAGCGTCCGTGTGTCCTTCTTGATCCACGCCATTTGTGCCTCCGTCTGTAGGTGGCGGGCTGAGCGAGACAGTCGCCCAACCCGCCGTAGATGTCTAGAACGGCAAGTCGCTGAGTTCTTCCTCGGGCACCATCTTCGGTGCCGGTGCGCTCTTGCCTGCGATCCACTTGATGCTCGGCTTCTCCTTGCACCACGAGCCGTCAGGAGCCTTGTGCGAGGCCGCCCAGAATGGCTGATACGGCTTGCCGGTCGTCTTGGAGATGCCGCCTGGCTTGAGGCGCCACTCCTCGCCGTGGCTACACGCATCCTCGGTCGCCGCCTGCGCGAAGAGCATCGCCGCCTTCGCTGCGAGGATGTCGTCATCCGTCGCGCCTGTGAACCCTTCGGATTTGGGTGCTGGAGCCACGGAGACGGGCGCTGCCGCCCGTGCTGGGGCTAGACCCCTCTCTGGGCTGTAGAGGCTCCTGCCGACTCCGATCTGCGCCGCGCACCTGCGGAGCGCATCTGAGGCCGCGCTCTTGAGCGGCTCATCATCCTGAGCGGAGTTCGGGTAGCCGAAGTCCTGACGGATCGTGGTCTTGCCGCCAATGACGACGGCGAGCGAGCCGTGGACGACATTGCGTGCGCCGTCTGCGACCTTGACCTCAAACTGCCAGCCCTCGATGCCGAGCACATCATCCAGCCGCTGCGCGACTGCTCGCGCATCGGCGTAGGTGAAGGTCATCCCTGCCCTGCCTGGGCGATGCTTGAGATCCTTCTCCTCGAATGGCGCTGCCAGCGCTGCTGCGATTTGCTTGCTCACTTGTTCCTCCTTCGCTTTAGTTCCATTTCCCAGCGCGCCTTCGGCGCACTTGACTGGGCTTTGTTCCGAACCCTTGAGCCGCTATCCCAATCCTGACCTTCAGTGGGGAGGTTTGCCAAGAACCAGTTAGCGGCTTTGTAGATCGTTCCGTGATGAACCTCCGTGTCCTGGTACGAGATCAGCCTGATGACCTCTGGGAACCTTGTCTGAATGTCCTCTTGCATCCTTGCAAGCATCCAAGTCGCCGTGTTCTTAGGACACTCAGGCGAGAGCGCCAACCGTCGCAGTTCAAGGAGGCTCTGACCGTCCTTGAGCCTATTGGCTGCCACTGGAGACGACCAGATCGCCACCCCATATGCGACTCCGTGAGCCTCAAGCACATAGCAGGCGTAGTAGCGATTCCGAACCACATTGCTCCAGTCAATGACCGGGAACCTTGAGTGCCAGATCGCGTTCAACTTGCAGGCGTCTGGCGCTCCGATTGAACGAACTGAGAACTCTCGTGGAGAGGCTGGCGTTGGACGCTCCTCCTCAGCGAACAGTCCGAGTTCGCTCACTTGTCCACCTCCTCTGTCTTGAACCTGAAGACCCGTGCCCCAGGCTTTTCTACGGTGTGCGTCTTGAGCGCCAACTCGTAGGTTTCTGGCGCGACCGCCTTCGCGACCTCTGCCACCGCCTCCCAATCCGTCTTGACGGTCGGCTTGTTCTGCTTCCAAGTCGCCTGCCAGCCCTCGCCGTAGACGCCTGCCTTCTCGCCAATCGCCTCCTTGAGTGAGATCGCGAGATTCTGCAACTCCTGATCCAGCAGCTTGGACTCGTACTGCTTCTCGGCGTAGAGCGCAGCCACGCGCTCGATGCCATCGTTCGCCTGCGCGAACTCATCGGTGCCCGACCACGGGATGACCGCAGCCAGCGCGTCCGAGTCCTCGCCTTGCAGCGCCGGTGGCGTGCCGTTCATCACGCAATCCCTGAATGCGATTGCCTTTTGGTAGAGCCGCGTCTGGAACTCAAAGTCCTCAACCACGCGCTCAATGCGGAAGACGAGGCCGCCCAAGAGGGCTGCCACATCCACCCACGGTGCGCCCGTCACGAACATCTGCCACTGCACTTGGGCTTCTACCTCGGGCGGTACGGGATACAGGCTCCAGCGCGGCGAGGTGCTCGTCTTGATCTCAACCAGCCCCTCCTCGCCGACGATGGTGCGATCCAGCGATGCCATCACCCACGGGATGTCCTTGATCCTCACGATGCCGTTGCTTCGTCGCAGCTCACGACCTGTCTCCATCTCGTAGAACTCCGCGACCGTGCTCTCGAGCAGGATGCCGCGCACGGCGGCTGGCCCGACTGGATCAGGCGTATAGGCTCCGCGTTTCTCTGCCCACAGTTGATAGGGAGTTTTGTACGGCGAGAGACCGGCGATGACCGCCGCCTCCGTCGCCGTGATGCCGTCGTGCCTAAGCGCGAACCACTCAGGGCTGCGCTGCTCTGCCTTCACGAACTCAAACCTCTTGCTCACTTTGCCTCCTTCTTCTGCCGATCTTTCTTTGCCCAGCCCTCGCCGATGAACACCGATGCAGCGGGCGTGTAGACCATCCGCATCCAGCGCCCACACTTGGCGCACCTCGGGTTGTAGATCTCCTTGATTGAATGCGTGTGCTCCTCACGCGCCCCGCAATCGCCGCAGCGGTATTCGTACACCGGCATCAGCCAGCCACCACGAACATCATCACCACCAGAATCGCGCCGAGAATGCCAATGGCGATGTCAAGCTGCTGATCGCTGCGTCGCTGCTCATCGAGCAGTGTCGTGCGGATAGGCACTCGCCTGTAAACCAGCGGCTGGGTTCTGCGATTGAGTTTCACTTTGCCTCCTTCTTCGCCTTTCGGCGCTTCGCGGGCTTGGGCTTGTACGGCCCTTCCCATTCGTCTGCAATCTTTGCGACGAGTGCCTTCTTCACCTTCGCGTTCACTTCGTCATCCTGTCCGATGACGACGAACAGATCGTCAAGATTGAGTTTCTCGTTCATCGCATTGACCCCACTGCCAAGAGCAGAATCATTGACGCGATGAACGCTGCGAGTGCGAGTGCGTCCAAGATCATCGTCCTCATCAGCGCACCGTCCATTCAAGTGATTCCATTGCTTGCATCACGCTGCACCCGTGGCAGACATACTTCTTGCGCTTCAACGATCCGTTTGGCAGATCGCGTCGGCTTCTGCGACTGAGTGCTGGCGGGTAGATTGAGTCTGAGAGTCTGACGCCACAATCAGCGCAGAACACTTGGCTCTTTGTTGCCTTCTTCATTTTCTTTACCCCCTAGAACTTCGGGAGGGCTGTCTTCCCTCCTCGTGGGGTAATCGTACGCCCGTACCAATCCCCCTGTCAACACCCTATTTCACGCACGAAATAGGGTGTGGCGGGCTGGAGGAGGTCAGGCAGCGGGAGGCTCGCGCCCAGCCACCTCCAGCCCTAGACCCCTGCCCGAAGGCAGAGGCGTAGTCATTCGGGAGGGATCTGATCGTGGAGCACGAGGTCAACCAAGACTTCAAGGCAGCCAGAACAGATGCGGTGTTCGTTGACGATCTGATCGCCGGTGCGAAGGTCAATGCCGAGGATCAGCGCGCCGAAGGCGTAGACCCTTTCAGATGGCTCCTCGCAGACATCGCAGGTCTGCGGATCACGGCGCTTTGCGACCGTGACCATCAAGCCGCACGAGATACTCAGCCGTTGGGCCGTCCTTGCCGAAGAAGATCGCCCACTGCGCTGGCGTACCAGATGCAGCGAGCCACTCCTGTGCGTAGCGATTGGACGACTCAATGCTGGCGTTGCCCCAGACCGTGTGTGCTCCGTCGCTCAAGACGAGTCGCGCTGGCGTGTGCCAGTGGCCGTAGAGCAGGAAGTCAAATGGTTGCACGCTCAGGTTCCAGCCCTGCGCGCGCTTCGCGATGGCGTAGTACGGCAGACCGAATGCGCCGCCTCTGAACTGATCGCCGTGGACGATCATCGCCGTCTTGCCACCTGGCAGATCCAGCGTGTCGTACCAGTGCCGACCGCCCATCGTGAGCGATTCTTTCCAGTCAATGCGCTTCTCTGCCTTCACGAGATCCTTCGCCACGCGGTACAGGATCGCGTCAGCGTTGCTCTCGTTGCTGTGATCGCCGAAGCGTCCGAGCCTGCCGTGATTGCCGATTGCACCGCGAACGGTGACCTTCGGTGCGAGCGAAGCCATCGCGCGCACGAACTGCGCGAGCATAGATGCGCCCTCAAAGATCTGCACATAGAGGCCGCCCTGCTCCACCTCATACGCCTGGGAAGGGAAGATGTTGCCGTCGGATTCCACGAAGTCGCCGAGCAGCGCGCATTGGATCTCGTTGACCGGCACGCCGTGCAACTCAATGAGCCGCGCGACTTTCTGGGCGAGCAAGTCAATGCGCTGCTTCGCCACCTCAATGTTGTAGGTCTCTGAGTTCTTGCCCAGTTGCCAGTCGCCGAGACTGATGACGAGCGTCTCTGCGACGCCCTTCTTTCCAGATGCTTTCGGCGTCGGCACCGAAGGGATCTTCATCCCGAGTGCGGCATCCTTCGCGGCGCGGTAGACCGCATCCACGAGTTCAGCCTGATCGTTATCGCGCTTGGAGAGCGCACGGAGCGCACGGTTGTGCGCCGCCCGCAACTCCTCGTATGCCTGCGTTTCCGCGAGGGCTTTCTCTAGGTCGCTCATCGTGGGCACTTACAGTGACCGCGCATATGGCGAGCCAGCGTCTCCTGAGCGATCTCTACCTTGTAGGCGTTCCTGATCGCTTCGGAGAGGATGCGCCGGTTGCGTGTCGGATCTGCAAGCGCTGCCACCAGCGCCTTTCGCTCTTCTTGATCCACACGGGCGAGAAGTGCAGAGACCCCGCACTGCGGCCCCTTCTTCGTTGCTGAGACTGCTTCAAGCGCAGCCGCGAGTTTAGACACGGTGATTGCCTCCTTCCACAAGCGGCTTGTGCCGCGATCACCAACATACAGCCTTACCTATGCCAAGTGTCTGGCACTACTTCTTAGGCTTTGTCTTGAGACCGTAGCGGTCGTTGGACGGATCGAGGTAGGTCTGCAAGACCTGAAGCCCAGCGGCGAGCGAGGCGCTGATAATCGTGCGGAAGTCGCCGCCCGAGATGTCCATCAGCGGGATGCCCAAGCCGAGACTCACGGCGATTGCCGTGCTCAAGCCGGTGCGGAGGAAGTCAATGATCGCCTCGTCTACCGAGGTCGTTGCGAGGAATGCTGTGAACTTGCTCATACGGTCTCCTTCTTCGTCACGATGACGATGTGTGATGCGGGCGAGCCTGGCTTGCCCGATGCGATGGCCTTGAGGTCAGCCTCCGTGATTGGCACGGCAAACTGCTCTTTTGGATTCTTGTCGTCAAAGGTAGGGTCGGCGAACTGTAGGGTTTGCGCGTCCGAGTCGTAGGAGGCGCTTGTCATATGCCCGTAGCCTGCGGCGATGACTTTCGGGTCCTTCTTCTGCCAGTACGACGCCCAGTTGCGGTGCCACTTCGAGAGCGCCTGCTTTGGGTACCCAGAGGGACATTGCACCCACAAGATCAGGGCTGCGCCCGCCTTAGCCGCCTCGACCGCCTCGGCGAAGGTGTCGGCGGGACGAGCCTTGCCGCCTAGCTCGCGCACGGTCTTCATCAACTCTGGCAGGCTGGAGCCGTTGTCGCTCACGCCCTGCTTCTCCACGAAGCCGGTGGCACGCGCCTTCGCAGCCACGCCGTCGGATGCCTGGAGATCAGGGTTGTAGCCGTTGACATAGGCGACCGCCGCAGCCGCGCTGCTCGGGCCGCAGTCATCTAGCACCGCGCCAACCTTTTTCTGCGCCTCGGCGTCAGAGTAGAGTTGCGACTTGATCCGCATCTTCACGATGGGTTCTCCTGCTTCACGATCACGGCGACGGCACGAGCCGCGTCCTCAAAGCCCTTCGCGGCGCTGACAGGATGCCCCGCCGTGCAGCCTTCGCTGTAGTCATTGCCATCCTCGCCACGCTTCCAAAGCGTGCCGCCGAAGGCGCTGTTGTCCTCATTTGGAACGAGCGCGACCCACTCGCCTGGTGCGGTATCAACCCGCGTCCAGCCCTGCTCGTGGATGTCGTCAATGTGATCTGTCGTTCGTGCCATTTACTCCCTCCATCGTAGTGGCCCTGTAGCGATCCACGCGATCGTCAACAGGATGAATAGTGCCGCCATCGTGCTCTGGGTCTGACCCTCTGGGAGCACGACTACGGCGAAGAGGAGTCCTAGAATCGTCCAGGCTCCTCCGATTAGGTCAAGGATGATGTTCTTGAACATTAGCGGCGGCCCTTTCTGCTACGCGCCCCCGTCTCGCCGCCTCCGCCGCCTCCACCTCCGCCGCTTGATCCGCCGGTCGTGCTGCGTGCGGCATTTGCTGCCGCCGCTGCGACGCTGGCGATCTGGCTGGAGATGACGGCGACCGCCATCGGTTGCGCCTCTTCCTTCTCAGTTGCGTCTAGGTCTTTCCCGATCTCGCCGATTGCAGCGATGTCGCCGAGCGCATCGGCAACGGCTTCCACGGCTGCGCCTGCAACCTCGGCAGCCGCTTCAGCGGCCTCGCCTAGATCTGGCAGAGGGGATTCGGGTTCGTCAGGAGGTACAGGAGTGGGATCAGGAGATACCACAGGAGATTCCGACGGCTCTTCGGATGGAGCGGTCGTCGGCTCGGGTGAGGCAGTCTCGTCTGGTTGCGTTGGATCAGGTGTTGGCTCATTGGATGGCTCCTCGCTTGGCTCTGGCGTCGGCTCTGGGGTCGGCTCTGGCGTTGGCTCAGGCGACGGCTCCGGCGACGGCTCAGGTGTTGGCTGCGGGGTTGGCTCGGGAGTAGGTTCAGGCGTAGGTTCTGGCGTTGGCTCAGGCGTAGGTGGCTCTGTAGGCGACGGAGACGGCTCTACGCTCGGCTCTGGCGTAGGTGTCGGGGTCGGCTCAGGAGTCGGCTCTGGGGACGGCGTAGGGCTGCCTACGGCGATGGTCAGGTAGCCGATGCCGCAGCACGAATCCGTGCTCAGCACGCGGAAGCCGAACAGGTCACCTGCGGCCAGCACCACCTCGATGTAGCCAGTCGCTGATTGCGTGTTTCCCTCTGCGAGCGTGAGCCACTCGCCGCCCACTAGATACTGCGGCTTGTCGTAGTACGCGCCGTCAGTGGTCAGGTATGACCAGAGGTACTGCGCCGTCTCAGCCTCTAGCGCGGTTGTAGTCAGGCTGGTGAGCGCGTTCCAGCGCGGCTGCTCCGGCAGCGGGTCATTCGCGCCGCCAAGCGTGGCTGAGCCATCTTCGTTGAGCACGATGGTGCCGTTGGAGTCCGTGCTGAACTCCCACTCGTCTAGCTCATCGAGCGCGTAGACCTGCGCGAACGGCAAGAAAACCGCCGCCGCCGCCACGAGAGCGACTAGGCGGCGGTTCACTTACTGTTAGAAAGCCAGGCTGTCAGGCCTCCCAGCCCGCTGATTCCGAGCAGCGCGATGACGAACTTCGCCAATCGGTAGGCTCCTCGGGTCTCTGCCATTTCAACGCGCACGCAGGCAAGATCGGATTCAATCCGATCAAGCCGCTCTAGGATTGCGTCAACTTGGCTCTTGGTCACCTTACGCTCCGAGGAGCGCGGTGATCTCGGCTTCGGTCAGACCAAGCGCGGCGAGTTTCTCGCGTGCGCTGACCTTGTTTGGATCTGGCGTAGGCGCAGGCGGTGGCTCTGGAGCGATCCAGTTGCTGCCGCTCTTCGTCCAGCCGATGCCCACGCCTGCGGGCGCGACCTGAGTGGTCGCGCCTTCAGGCGCAGTCCAGTCGGACTCGCCGTCCCAGACGACCGTGTTGACGACCTTATTGTCTTTGATTACAAGATAGGTACTCATCCAATCACCCATACTCTCACGCGGCCATCGCCGCCTGCTCCGCCTGCTCCCGAGGTTGATCCTGTGCGACACGCACCGCCGCTTCCTCCGCCGCCTCCAGGCGTGGAACCAGCGCCGCCTGCGCCACCATTGCCCGTAGTGGATGCCCCACCGCCACCGCCGCCGTCACCAGTTCCTGAAGTTCCAGCGCCACCAGCGCCTCCTCCAGCAGTACCAGCCGTGCCAGAGCCGTTTCCGAAACTAAACTGTGGCGTTCCGCCAGTTTGACCAACGATTTCTGAGCGTGGAGCAAGTCTGGCTTTTCCGCCGATGCCTCCCTGGCTCGCAACATTTCCAGCGGTGATCCCGCCGCCCGATGCTCCACCGCCACCACCAAAGCCGCCATTGTCTGTTCCCGATCTATATTGCTCAGAGTTTCCCACTCCGCCATAACCGCCCGCAGAATAGAAAACATCTGTGACGAAATCATTGAAAACTACTGTTCCCGTTGCGACATTCTCAGTTTGTGGTTGAGGATTAAGCCTAAACCATAAAGCACCCTCATATGAGTTGAATGGCGCTGGATAAACGCCTGCAGAAGGTTTCCCTCGTGCGCCGAAAAAAGAAGCCGAACCAAATGATGTCTCTCCGCCACCAGCGCCGTCCCCACCAGTGCCACCAGTCGCGCTTGTTGCACTTCCGCCTGCGCCGCCAGCACCAATCGTCACTGTTACCGTTCCGCCAGCGGTTCCAAACTGAGAGGACAGGTAATAGAACAGCCCGTGTGCGCCACCTGTGCCTCCTGGCTTTGCGACAGTTGAGGTGCCGCTTCCTCGGTTATTGCCACCGTCTCCGCCTGCGCCAGCGCCCCAAACATCCAAAACCAAGATTGCGCTTGACGATGCGTTTGCAGGAATAACGAATGAGCCAGACGAAGTGAACTCCTGATACTTGAGGATGCCGCCAGCGGCAGCCGCAGCCAAGAACGCAGATGCGCCAGATCCATCGGCGGTCAAGACTGCGCCATTGGCAGCCGTGCCAGACGAGATGCCAGTCGCTGCAACCTTCGCGCCGTTTTCGGACGCGCCAGTATGCGTATGCCCTGTGCTGACATTGAGCACATCGTCGCGAAGATTGTTGTATTGCGAGGCCAGCGCTGCGCTGCCTGCTGTGACCGTACCGCTGTTTGGCATCTAAGCCTCCTTTAGGCTGTGGTGGTCAGCGCCCAACTGACCGTGAGGATTGAGTTTGGCTCCTTGTAGATCCCTGATCCTGCTCCGTACCCCGTGATCGCGAGCAGATTCGTGCCGTGATCCCGAAGTCCGAAGATGTAGAAGGTCTCGCCGACCGCCGTGTTCAGCCCCCAGGTTGCGACCGAGGTCACCGTGCGGGTGACGCGGGTCGCAGTCACGCTCTGCGTGTCGTAGACCGCAGGGACGGATGAGGCTGACGCCGTGATGTCATTGTTGCCGTTGACCACGAAGGCGTTGTCAATGTATGCGGTCGCGGTGCCAGCCGTGCCAGCCACGAGGTTCAAGCCGATGCCGGTGACCGCGTTGAAGGACGGCGCGCCGCCCGTGATATTGAAGGACGAGATCGGGATGCGGCAGATCTTCCAAGTCGCGTCGGCGAATGCGCCGAGCGCAGACTCGATGCTCGTCACGCTGATCCCGTAGTAGTTGGACGAGTTGCCGCCCGTGAAGATCCGCAGCTCGGTGCTGGACTTGTTCACATTGGCGAGCGTCGTGAAGCGGAGGCTGACCTCGATGGACGATCCTGTGACCGCCGTGGACGAGGTGACCGTGGTCGCGTCAAAGACATACTGCGTGCCCGAAGGCGCGGCCTCAATCTTGAACGCGCCAGCACCCTGCCGGTAGATCGTCGTCTCAAGGGTCGCCGTGCCGCTAAAGCCAGCGGTGGAGTCAAAGTCGTAGATCCTCGTGCCACCAAAGGACGACTGGATATCGGTGGAGGTCAGCGTGCCAGCCTCGCCTGCGAGCTTCGCCGCGATGCGGGTTGCGCCCGCCAGCGTGAAGGTGTTCGGCTGCACCTGCTCGGTGATCAACGAGCCGTCGGCTCGCGTGAGTCGTACCGTCACGACCCCTGTTGGCTTCCAAATAGAATCAAACATTTATCAACCCCACGGATTCACATCCCAATACCCAGAATCCCAGGTAAGGACTTGGACTACGCTTGTCGTGATTGTATCAGTGACGGCTCCCACCGCATCACCAACTGGCGTCGGTGATGACAATGGCCCCCACAGGCTGTTATCCCAAGTGAGCGCGCTATCTCCTGCACCCGCTGGTGCCCAGTACCACGGCCCTTCGTTGAGTGCCGTCGTGATGACATCGGTCGGCGCGGCGACCACATCGCCGAACTCAAGTTGCAGCGGCCCTGGCAGCGCGGGCAAGCCCTCGATGCTGCACTCGTAGCCGCTCTGCGCGTTGAAACTCCAGTTGATCGTTGCGACCTGCTGCAAGAAGGTCTTGCTCTTTGCGGCATCCAACACGCCGAATACTTCGCCCGCCTTGAGTGGCACGCCTGGCGCAGACTCCAGCGAGATGCGGAGGCGTCGGACGCTGCGGAAGAAGAGCAGGTCAAGTGCCCGCGTGTACGCCTTGTCCGTGCTCGGCAGGTACGGATTCTTGAGGCTGAGCGGCAGAATCTGACCGCCGAGCAGCTCCTGCCCGTCAATGTCATCTGCCTGCGTCGCGTAGAGCGAGGAGAGGCGTGCTGGCTTCCCGATCAGGGTAAACGCCTGCACATAGATCGCCGTCGCCGCCGCCATATTCTTGAAGGTCACGGTTGCGCGGTTGCCGTCGCCGGTTGCCGTGCCGCCGACCGTGAGTTCGTAGTAGAGGTTGCCGTCTAGCGAGACGAGGCTAGGCGGATCGCCCTGCACCATCGGGATCGCTGTCCCGCCTGTGGGTGCAGAGGCCGCCGTAGCAGCGCTGGGGTTATTCCCCCCAGCCGTTCCTACCGACGCCCAAGTGACGGGCGTGTAGTCAATCCAGCGCGTCTTGTCCTGCGCCTCGATGCTGAGCGTGATCTCGCCAGGCACGAAGAAGCCGTCTGCCGATCCTGCGGCTGGCACGGTGATCGGCGTGGTGATCTGGAAGACCGTCTCATCGCTGACCGCCGAGGCACGATCCTCGTACTCAAGCAGGGCGCGGTTGACCGCCGTCTCCGTGTTGCGGAGGATGCTGATCTCAAACGGATAAGATTCCTTATCAAGCGTGATCAGTGGCGCTTGCAGCGCAGCTTGATGCGTCGTGCGGTCGTTGAAGGTGAGCACGCCATCCTCGTCCACGAAGATGCGTCCACCCTCGGCGATGGCGAGCAGCCCGAGTTCAGCGCCCAGCGGCTCGCCGGTCGCCGCTGCGAACTGCGCGGTGCCGAAGGCGGTGCCGACGGCTGCGTACGATGCCGTGCCAAGCCCCGCCTTGTCTGCGAACGCGGTGAAGATCGTATCCAGCGCGACATTGGCACGAGGGCCGTAGTAGGTCGGCGTGTTGGCAAACCGCGCGGAGATGTCAAGCAGGCGCATCTGCGCCACTCGCGCCTGCTCACGCGGCACGACCGAGCGCACGATGTAGGTGCCGAGCGTGCGCGTCTGTGCCGCGCCGTTGTAGAAATATCCGAGGCTGACCTTCGCCTTCGTGCTCAGGAATGCGCCCTGAAGGTAGGCGTAGATCGGGCTGTTCTCGTTCTCTGCGCTGAAGCGTTGATTGAGATTGTCCAGCGTGAGGTTGCACTCGCCTGGCTGGAGCGCGCCCGTGTCAGGGTCAAAGGACTCAATGCCAACCGCGTCAAGCACATAGCCGGTCTCGTCGTCAAAGACGCCATCGCCATCCCAGTCAATCTCCAGCTTGATGACTGGACGATGCTGCTTGTCGGCAATCGCGGCGATCAGGTTTGCGCTCAGTGCCACGATGCCTCCTTAGGTTGTGCGGGCGTCAACCTCAACGAGCGTGATCTGGTAGTCGCCCTTCGTCACATCGGGGTAGACGGTGACCAGATCGCTGATTGAGTCAATGCGGACGGTGACTCCAGCCTGGGCTGGCGTGAACGGGCCGCCCGTCCAGGTGAAGGTCGTGGTGGTCTGGTTGCTGACATTCGCCCAATAGAGCGCGACGAGCGCGTCGTAAGTCGTGACATTCTCGTACTCAAAGGCGAGCGAGTAGGAGAAACGATAGCCGACTGACCAGGTACGGATTGAGCCGTTGACGGTGAGGCGGCTGCCGCCGACCGTGCTGTATTCCAGCTTGACCGCGTTCGTGCGGACAGGGAATGGCAGCGTGATCGTCGTCGCGCCAGAGGATAGGGTTGGCTGACTTACGCTCATCGAGCACCTCCGAGTACCGTGCCTCGGCGCTTGGCTTCGTCATTCAGCGCGCCGTAGATGCGGCGAGCGAACTCGCGGGCATCGTCAGACGAGCCGAGGAAGGCACCCGCCTGCACGGTGACATTTATCTGACCGCCGAGGGAGTTGTTTGGCACGATGCTGCCTGACTGATTCGGTACGAAGAGTTCAGGCCCTCGCTCGCCGACCATATACTGTTGCCCGCCGGTGACAGGGCCACCAAGTGCGCGCTCGCGCTCGCGCTTCGTGCGCGTGCCCTGGGCTGGCAAGAAGCCGCCGATGAACGGCAGATTGTTGGCAAGGTTGATAAGTTTCTGCACGATGTCAAGCGCGCCCTGTACCAGTCCAACAAAGAAGCCAATGATTTCACCTAGCCCGCCAAACAAGTCGCCGATTGCGCCTACGGCAATGGCAAGCGGTCCCTTGCCGTCGCCCCAGAGAAGCGCAACGAGGCTTTTCACAATGTCAAATGCCGCACCAAAGGCGCGGACGATAGTCGTGCCTACCATTAGGAAAAGGTCGCCGAGGATTTTTAGGACTGGCTTGATCGCGTCAAAGATTGCGTTCACAATGTTGCGGAAGTCTTCGCTTGAGTTGTAGGCAATGATCAGCCCCGCGACAAGCGCGGCGATAAGCGCGATGGCCACAACGATCGGGCCACCAAAAGATTGCATTGTGAGATTAGTCAACGCCATAATGGTTCGGTACGCACCAACAGCGGCTGCAGCGATGTTTACGGCGATGGTGAATGCGGTATACGCCCCTACAACAACAAGAATGATGCCAATGTTTTCGCTGACGAACTTGGCGATCGCCTTGAACGCCTCAACAAGTTTTCCAATGATTGCGCCAGCGACGTTGATGATGGCGGGCAGAACCTGCGTGACCATCGTGGTGATGAACGGTCGCAGGAACTCCACAGCCTGCGTGAAGGCGTTGGCAAATGCAATACCGAAATCACGGATGCGAGGCAAAATCTCGTCGCGGAAAAATGTCAGAACCTCTGACAAGATCGGCAACACAACGCCTCCAATGTCCTCAACGACATCATCAAGCGTGTTCTGAATCGTCTCCATCATTCCTGCGGTTGTGTTTGCGTATGCATCCGCAGAACCAGCCGCCTGCTCCTGCATCAAGGCAAGAGCCTCCGTTGCGGTTGTCCCCTTACCGACGGTGATACCGTATCGGCTCAAGATTCCAGTGTTGCCGCTGAAGACTTTGCCGACTACTTCGGTTGCAGTTTTCAGGTCAATGTTCCTGAGACGAGCGAAATCTGTTGCCAACCCTTGTAGTTCAATCGCCTTCGTCACATCGCCTGTGCGTGGTACGAGCCGAGCAAGGGAGTCTCGTAAATCATCATCGCTGAAAGCAAGATTCTTGCGCGTCTCAATAGCCGCGTCCATCTGCTTGCGCTGATCCTCGGTGATCTTTGTATTGGCCGCGAGAGCAGCATCAAGACGAGCGATTGACGCTTCTTCATCGGCTGCTGCCTTCGCCGCTGCGAACATCGCACCGCCCACGACGACGGCTGCACCCGCCGCAATCGCAAAGCCCTTCGCGGCTGCGGCGAACGGAGCGTTGAGTTTGCCAGCCGTTTTTTCTAAGGTGCGCGCTGTCTTATTGAGTTCGCGCATTCCCTTAGAGGCACCATCCTTGAGAATGACGGCAAGTGTCGTCGTTCGTTCAGCCACGCTTGCCCGCCTTTCTCGTCGTCACCGACGATTCAATCCTCATAAACTCCAAGCCACGCAGCACCCATTCGCCAGGAGCCTCTTCCAGTTCCCACGGCGCGACGCCCCACCGCTGAGCTAGCGCATCGAGCGCGTACTCCAGCGGCACCGGCGCTTTCGCGTCGGGGTTTATTGCTGTTCTGGCGAGGGCTGTACGGAGTTGCTGCCCTGCTCTTTTGGGAGTGTAAGTTCCTCAATCCAGTCGCGCATTCGGTTCGCGATCACGATGAGACCGCTGAGCGGGAGGTTGTCAAGACTATCCACGCCGAGGTTGTGCGACGAGATGAGCGACAGGAGCCTGTCGGTACTCTCTTCTTCGGTCGCGTCTGCGGCGCGGATAGCCTTGATCTCGCCCCAAGTAAACTCTCTAACTTCAACCCAGTGACCAGCGAGATCGCCGGTCAACTCAAGTTTAGTCGTCTTTGCCTTTAGCATTCTGCCTCCTTGTCCTGCTTAGGAAATCGTTGCGAGGTTGTTCTTTACCACGATGGAGAAGTCCGTGTTCGCAGCCGAATCCACGATGCCACGATAGGTGATGTTCGCCACGATGACGCCATCAACTTCCGCGATCTCGTGAGTGTCTGCCACACCATAGAAGTCCAACTGGAACTCATAGGTGCCCGCGCCGAGCGTTGGCCCTGTGGACAAGATGCGAATCTTTCGCTCGCTCTTGAGCAGGAACTGATCAAGTTCGTTGCGGTTCGTGAAGTATCGGACGATCTCAAGTCGCGCCTGTCGCGCAACAGGAGCCACCGTATCCACGGCTGCCGAGGTTCCGTCAAGCACTTCGCGTCGGACGAGTCCGCGCGTGAGCGTGAAGGTTGCCTCTTGCACCGAGGTGTCGGCGGTTGAGCCGATCGTCGTCGCGTCAATGAACACGGCTGCGTCTACGCCGAGCACGCTGACCTGTGTGGTATCGCTTGGTGAGGCGCTGTATGCAGTTCCGAGCGCGACCGTGCCTGCGGCGATGGTTGTCGCCGTGAAGGTGACCGCCTCGTCCTTGACATAGGAGATGCTCAGTTCGTCCGTGGCGCAGCCAGCGAGACGGTAGGTTGGCACAACCGTGCCGCCGTCTGCCCAGCCCCACTCAGCCGTGAAGGTCTTCGGCGCGTTCGCCGTGCCGCTGTTCGGGCTGTAAGTCCAGGTGTATGGCGCGACGGTGCCGGAAGGCGTGACGCCGCCCTTGACGCTGCTCTCAAGCCAGAACGGAATCTGGCTGTAGAGGACTGGCCCTGCGATGTTCAAGCCGTTGCGCTCAACGCCAGGGTTGATCTCATACGCCTCAAAGTAGGTGCCGCGAAGCGTCGTGTTAGCGATGCTCGTGACTTCCTGTGAAGGGGTTGCCTCATTCGCGTAGAGGACTCGGGTTGCGGTGGCAGCGGAACCAGCCGTTGATTCAAGCGCTCCCACGAGTTTGAGTAACTGGTTGACTGCCATTTGTTTCTCCTAACTTTCTTCTACAGAGGAGAGGGCGTTTGCCTTCTCCAAGTATCTTCCAAGAACTGCGTCAGCCGCTTGCTGACCTGCTTCCAATGCGCTGGCTGCTGCTGGTGTGACGAACGGCTTTGCTCGACCACCAGGGTGCTCAACCAACTTGGCATAGCCGAATGCTGCTCGCAAAATCCCATTTTCCTTCGGATAAATACGGTGCGCTCCCGTGCCAAACTCAATCAGATGGCGATGATTGCCGCCGCGCTTGCCTGGAATCGGGCCAGCAATGACGCCGATGGTGCCTGGCTGTCGCTTGATTTTGACTGGCTTGATTGAGCGATACAGGTTCCCTGTTTTACGACCAACGCCCCTAGAGAGATACGACTGCTGCAAGACTGGCTGCATCGCCTTACCAGCAGCATCGCGCATTGCCTCAAGCACTGCCTCTAGTTCAGAACCATAGAACTGCGAGAAGTAGCGCTCGGTCGCTTCGGTCTTGTATTGGATACTGAAAGAGACTTTGGTTTCTGCCATTACGGGGCGATCGTGCTCAGCACTTCGCGAGTCGTCACTTCCACCTGCATCTCGATCACGGCGAACATCTCGCCGCCGTACTCGGATTCTCCCATACGGATATCCGGCACGAGTGCCTTGACGACGACATTCGGCAAGCCGAGCTGCATATCGCTGACCACGCCCTCTACGAGCACATCGCGCCAGGCGTAGAGCGCCTTGACTGCACGGTCGGTGCCCATCCCCTTTGCCACATAGAAGCGCACGGGGAAGCGGTGAATCTGTCGCACGAGGCGATTGGGGCCGTATTCCGCCGTGGTGGAAGGGGGAAAGACCACCACGGACGGAAACACCGAGATCATATCAGGCGGGTTCGCCGTCGCTAGCCGCACCTCGTCGTAGCCCGCAGGGGGCGTCGTGTTGGCAGCCGAGAATCGAGCGGCGAGCGCCGTGCCGATGGCGTAGGTATCCAGCGCCATTTAGACCGCCTGGGCTGCGACGCGGTAGGCGCGCAGCATCTGCTCCACATCAGGGTCAAGGCGTGCGAGCAGACGCATCTGCCCCACTTCCGGCGATCCTGCGATTCCGAATGGAGTGTTGCGTCGGTTGAAGATACGCCCGCTTTGGATGATGGTTGCCATCTCTACGGGCTTGGGCACTGAAGGCCAGCCGCGTGTTCCGACGATCTTGACCGCCTTGACGATCTCCACAGGGAAGGTGTTCGCGCCTTCGGTGAGCGCGATGACCTCGGTGAACGGTCGTCCAGTAGTCGCTGCGTTGAACGGCGCAAGCGCGCAGTCGGTGTTGATGACCCACGAGGTGCTGAAGGTGCCGTTGGCATCGCCGTCAGTCGTGATCGCGGAGACGCTGGCGAAGTCGTCAATCGGCTGCACGAGATAGTCCTGCGCCGTGTAGAAGGCGGTGGATGCAGCGGACTGATAGAAGAATCGCCCGCAATAATCGTCAATCAGGCGGCTGACCGACTCGATCACGAGTTCCAACTCGGTGTCCGAGGTTGCGTCAATGATGCCCAGAGCCGTCTTGACCGCAGAGCCGGTCGTGTAGCCGTTCGTGATTGCCATCAGGTCTCCTTGATTGGTTGGACACGCTTGAGCGCGTCAGGGTCGCCAGCATCCTGCCAGCCGGACACGATGAGTTCCGTGAGCGGCTGGTGAGGTGCATACGACCTCAGAACATCAGCCATATGCACTTCATTGGTTGAGCCGAGTTTGAGGTCATAGCAGATGTCATTGAGGAGTTCGCGATTGGTGAAGCGGTAGATGCCGCAGCATACAAGCACTTCGGGAATGCCGCGCGTCCAGCCGCCTTCGGTGGAAGCGTCGTAGTAGTCCCAGATTCTCCACGGTGCCGCAGCTACACCCACCCAGTCGCCATCGTGCGTTGGCACCTGCGGGAGCAGGGTATCGGCGAAGAGCACGGTGAGCGCGCCGCCTGGAAGCCCCGTAGAGGCACTCAGGAGCGCCCCAGACGGGCCGTCTGCCTCATCGTGGGGAATCACCCCAGCCAGCCAGGGAGCGGCGCTGAGCACCGACTTCTCGTCGTCTCGCCTCACAACCGCGTAGGTCGGCTGTTTGCCAGCCGCACGCCGGTGCCACTCGTGCACGGGCAGCCCAGCCGCCTCCACGAGCAGTTTGTTCGTGCCGCCTAACCGTGATGCTTTGCCAGCGGCGAGGATGACGATCACGGTCGGCTCTCGTGCTTCCATTCGTTGCTGAGATCGTAGAACCAGGTCGCTTCTTGCACGAGTGTGAACTTCGCGCCGTGGTTGAGCGCCTTGACCCAGAAGTGCCAGTCGTAGCCCTTGATGACATCAAAGCCGCACAACTCTCTGAAGAGCGCGGTGCGAACGATGGCGTTGTGGCTGACGATGCTGCTAGATCGCAGCGCGTTCGCCTCAAAGCCGACGCGGTACATCCTTGCACCGTCATCGTAGGAGTAGGCGATGTCAGATCCGTCGCGCTCCGCAGCCTCAACGAGCGAGGACAGGTGATTGGGGTAGAGGTAGTCATCATCGTCTAGCAGCGCGATCCACTTGGTCTGCGCGGCAAAAGCCAGATCGTTCTTCATTGCCGCGCCGCCGCGTCGTGCATAATCCACGCCGATCAGGTGTGCGCTTGGTTGGAGGATCTGCTCTCGCACCGAATCAACGGCTCGCTTGAGCAGTTTCTCCCGCTCAGGCAGCGTTGCCGTGACAACCGTGACGCTCATTTGCGCTTGGCGGCTCGCCGCTGTTCGCGGTTCAGGCCGCTCGCCTTCGGGATCTCAGACTCGATCTGCTTGAGGATCGGACGCCAGTTCTCGGCGTAGACCTTCTCGGTGCTGTAGTTAGATGCGAAAGCAACCGCCGCCTCGGACGCTGCCTTCGCCTTCTCGGTGTCAGCCTTGAGCGCGTAGGACTGCTCCAGCGCGTCTACGATCTCGTCAACATTCGGGGTCATCCACCAGCCGGTCTGCAGCTCATCCCACTCTGGCTGACCGCCGACCTTCCAGCCGACGCCCACGAGTTCGGGCATTGCCGTCCAGTTCGTGACGATCACGGGCGTGCCGCACGCCTGCGCCTCGATTGTCGGGATGCCGAAGCCCTCGCCCTTGCTGGGCTGAAGGAGCACATCGGCTGCAGTGTAGCACTTGGCGAGCACCGCCTGATCCAGCCCCTGCCGATAGGCGAACTGCGGCACGGCTCGCACCCGATCCATCGGGGCGTTGACCGCCTTGAGCAGCCGCTCCAACTTCGTGCCGTTAGCGAGACCGAACATCTCAGTGTGAAGGTAGAGGTAGGCATCGGTGTGTTTCTGTGCGAAGCGGCTCCACGCGAGGAGCAGTTCGGGCCACGCCTTGCGGATCGGGGTGACGCCCTTGTTCGCCTGCGGGCAAATCGTGAGGTGCGCGTCGGCTGGAATATTCAGGTCGGCGCGGATGTTGGATGGCGTAGGCTTGAAGATGTCAAGCGGAATGCTGTGCGGCGCGTAGAAGAGTCGGTCGCGCTCTAGTCCAGCATCAAGCAGTTCGCGCTCGCCAAAGCGACTCATCGCGATAGCCCACTTGCCTGCGCCCTTACGGTTGAACCACGCCTTGACCTCTTCAGGTACGACGCTGTGATCAACAGGCGTCCACGACGCCATTGGGATCTCGTCCCACTGCGGCGACTTGTATACCCAGACATCGTAGAGAGAGATGCCCAGCCCTGCGCCATCCTCGGTCGTCTGGTTGATCCAGTTGCCGATCTGCGCGGGCGTGAGGTCATTGCTGTAGGCGTCTAGCCCTTGTCCCATCACGGGGATGCCAGGTCGCCACTCCATCGTGGAGCCAGCGAAGCCGTAGTTCGCCATTATCGCGACCTTATGCCCATCGGCTGCAAGGCGCGGGACGATCTCGTTCGTCTGTGTGCCGTATCCCGTGGGTGCCCACGGCGCGTTAGATGTCCAACCGATTCTCACGGTGCTGCCTCCTCCTGTTATTTGTCCTCCCGCCGAGCCGAAGCCCGACGGGAGGGTTGAGCCTAGATCGCTAGGATCAGGTGTTCGCCGAGACGAGCACCTTGACCGCGTTCAGGTCAGGGATGTTTCCGTCAACACCATACAGAGTGCGTAGCGCAATCTGGTTTGTGTTGAAGAGGTAGTCGCTTGACGACGCAACCTCAATCGGGAGTTCTCGTACATAGTACGAAGGCTCGTGGATAATGGCCACTGACTTGGAGGCCGAAGCCACCGCTGCCATATGGACATTCTCCTTGAGTCGGTATCCCATCAGGGTGTCAGGCTGACCAGCCGCCATTGACGGCTGGAAGACAAACTGCCCGTTGAGATCCTGCAACTTGCGGAGCTTGCTCACTGCCGTCGTAGCCGCGTGCCAAACAGTGTTGGTGTTGCGATACGAAGGATTGAGCGAGTAAAGGACGGTTGCAAGGTCAAGCGCATCAAAGAAGGTCGCCGAGACGGTGCCTGCCTTTGTTGCGGTGCTCAAGCCCGTTGCCGCAGAGACGAAGCCCTGTGGCAGAACCGTGCCGGTGCCGATGGTCATCGCTGAACCGCTAACGAAACTAATCTGGGCCCCCGCCTGGGTGCCCACTGTGCCGAGGATGTCAAATCCAGAATCGCGGACAAGTTCAGCCGACAAAAGCGTCAGGCTGGCGATCTTGTTCGCATAGAGGGTGATTGACGAGATCGTCGGATCGGCTGGGGTGATCGTTGAACCTTCGGTCACGAAAGCGGCTGACTGGTTCGCCGTCACGCGTGGCAGAGTGATCTGCTCGCCCGTGGTCGTGCGAAGCTTCGTTGCGCCTTCGTAGATCGGGTTGCCCTCAGTCAACGCGACGACAACGAAGTCGGCGAATGTGACTGGGACGGTTGCGGCTGCGGATGCAAGAGCGCGGATCTCAAACTGAGCGCGTCGCTTCTCGCCGGTTGCGATTGCCCGAAGGACATCGCTATCGTTGTCAGCCTTGACTGCATTCTCAACCTTGAGTGCGCGCTCTGCGAGTGCGCCGATCTTCTCACTGCGCTCTTCAGCGGCAGCAACCTGATCCATCTTGGCCTTGCGTGCAGACATTGAATCGTTCAGGCTCGTCCAACGAGCCTCTTCCTCTGCGGAAAGTTCGCGCTTCTCGTCAGCCGCACGATTGAGGAGGGACTTAGCCTCTTCCCAGTCGTTTCGGTACTGCTCGTGAAGCGTCTTGGTGATGTCAGACATTGGTCTAACTCCTTACGCTATCTGGTTTGGGGTTGATTGCGTCATCGGTGGTGCGTCCAGCGGTGGTGCCGTGAGGCCCTCGCGCTGCGCCCTAGCGAATCTGCTGTTCCAGTTTGGCAAGTGCCAACTGGCGCTCACGAACAGAGAGAGGTACGAGCCGGTCATCGGCTTCCTCTGGCTCCGTTGTAGTCTCAGGTTCAGGCCGCAGATCAGGACTGATCTTGCGGATTGCGAGATCAAGCGTTGCGGCTGAATCCGCATCGGGCGCTCCCGCGAGAAGTGCGTCAAAGGCACGCATCAGCGTTGATGGGTCAATCTCGGTGCGCTCAGAGAGCGAACGGACTGCGCCCAAGCCGATGGTGGCTGGATAGGCGGGCTGGTTGCCCGTCAGGAGGCTGACTTCGTGCAGGCGGACATTCCGCAGCTCACGCACGCCCTTGTCGTCGTAGGCATCGCCCTTGTTCGGCACGGAGAAGCCGAAGGACATTCCCATCGCCGCACCGTCTCGGCGCAGCATTGCGGCGAGGTCGGAGGCGAAGGTCACCTCTGGGTTGAGGGAGACGCGCACCTTGAGGCCGCGATCATCCTCTTCAAGATCCAGCGTGCCGGTCTTGGTTGAGCCGAGGAAGTACTTTGGATCGTGATCCTGAAGCGCCTTGACTTCCCACTCGCCGCGCTCAGCCGCAGCTACGCTCTTGGAGAACGCGCCTGGCTTGATGATCTCCCGCGTGCTCAGCCCTTCGGCTTCGGAGTTGAAGATGGCGGCATAACCCGTGAAGGTGTGCCCGTCCTCGCCTTCCGCGCGGATCTCCGTCTGGAACTGTCGGTACTCGATTGCCATCTTCGGTTTCTCCTTACGCTCGGCGTTCTCGACGATATTGTCGGCCCACCGCTTACCCGCGTCGCCGCCCCAAAGCGCCCACGCGATCCTGCCAGCGGACGGATAGCCGTCTTCGCCGGGATTGAATCCTTGACCTTGCTTGTCCACTTCGTGTCGTGCAAAGAACGAGCGCATCCGCACCACCGTCTCAAACGGCAGGTTGCTGCCATTCACGATGTCGCGTGCGCGAGCCACGCCCACAAGGGTCCCGCCGCGTCCAAACTCAGCGCGCCAATCAAGGCCGCGCCTCGCCTCTGCCTGCATTGCCTCGGTCGGCTTGTAGCCGTCTGGGTTGATCGGAGCGCGCTCCTCATTGCGATAGCGCGGATGATCTGGGTGAAGCAGATCGTTGTCGCCGACATAGGCAGAGTTCTTTGGTGCGCCCGTGCGTGCGAGGTAGAGGAAGGCGTTGACGCGAGCCATTGACCACGCCGCTCGGCTGACGCCTGGGCGATGGCTGACTGAGTATGCGCCCGATCCTCGGCGATACACGGATCGCAGCGATCCGACGCGCACCCGCGTCCAGTTCGGGCGATCCTGCTTGTTCATCTCTTCGTTGTGGGCATCGGCCTTGTTCTGAAGCGCAGTCTCCGTGGCTTCAGTCAGCGTGATGTCGCCGGTCTTATTTCCTGCGGAGCCTGGCTCATTCTCGTCGCTGCCCGTGATCTGATCTTTCGGCGGAGCGGGCGCATCGGCGCGGTCCTCGTAGTCATCCTCGTCTTCGTCGTCGTAGTCTTCGTCGTCGTAGCCGTAGCCTGCTTCCTCTTCCTCGTGCGGCTGCCACGCATTGCAATAGTACGCGCCGTTGACATAGGCTTCCCACTTCTCGCAATACGCCTTGTCGCCCTGAACCATATCTTCGTTGTAGAAGTGGCAGTTGCCGCAGGCGCGGCCTTCGGGCACATCAGGAGCGAGTGCGGGACGGTAGTTGTCTGGCAAGGCGCGCTCGCCGCCAGGCTCAATGCCTTCAGCCTGCGAGATCGCGACCATTTGTGCGATGGCGTCCTGCTTGGTGGTATGGCAGCCCATCACTTCGCCGTCCTGCTTGACGACCGCCCAGCCGCTGCACTGTGCGCTGTCATCGGTGATGAAGTACGGCATTACGGATCAACCTGGAAGTCGTACACATCCAGCACGGTATCGGCAGAGTCAGAGATGGCGTAAAGCACATCGCCGTTGCCGATCTTGAGCGTCGTAAGGCCGCCCTTGACGATCTCAAACCCTGTGGTGCTTGTGACGGCTGCGCCGCCAACCCAGATGTTCTTGTTCGCGCCGAGTTCCATTGAGATCTCGTGGATGTTCTTTGCCGTCGCAGTGGCGATTGCCGCCGCCGCTGTTCCAATGCTGTATTGCTCTGCGCGGAAGGTCATCTGATCACCTCAGGTTGAGCACGAGGAGATCTTCCTCGTGTCGGCGTTCTTCGTGTGTGCGACCCCATCCTTTGGCCCGCAGTTCTTTGGTGTGGCTCGCTGCCTTGACCCGCCCTGCGTAGCCCCACGCGGAGCGTGCGGCGCGACCTTCGGTCGTGAGCGGTGCGCTGATTGCGCGGCCCGCGAAGCCCTGAGCACCGCGAGCGGTGCCGCGAGAGAAGGAGTAGGCGAACACCTCGCCCTTGAAGGCGATTGCCTGCGGCTTGAAGACTGGCACTGGTCGCTGTGCGTAGTAGCCTGGACGCGAAGCTGCGCCTGGCTTTGTGCCCTGCGCCGTGCCTGTGCTCTCTGTGATTCCGTTGATCGAGGCTGCAATATCCAGCACGCCGAGCACGCTGAACGCGCTCGTGGTGATGCCGGTGATGATCCCGAGATCGTTCTCGCGCCCCGTCGCAGATCCTGCGCTCGTGGTGACGCCAGCGACGCTCCCGTCTGCCTCAGGCCCTAGTCCCCATTCGTATGCGTCCCAGATCGCGCCCTTCGTGGCGCTTGGTTGCCAACGGCCCGTCGCCATTGGTTAGGTCAGGGATTCGGTGATGTTCCCGCTGGCGAGCGTGTAGGTTCCCGTCGTGGCGTAGGTCTGCGAAGCATCGAGTGAGCGGCTGCCGTAGAAGGTGCCTGCGGTAGATGCCGACCAATAGCCGATGTGCGTGATCGTCGTAGAGCCAGGCACATCAAAGACAACTTCCGCGCTTGTGGCTGCGGTGCCACCTGATGCCGCTGCCCACGATGCCGCCTCGCGCGTGTACGGGGAGCCTGTGACCTCTGCGGTGCCAGCCGTGCCTGGGTCAGCCGTGTGCAGGCTGAAGTGCGTGACATTGCTCGTGATCGTGCCGAGCATCGTGTTGCGTGTCGTTGGGGTCAGTGCCATCGGTCTACTCCTCTACGATTGCGGTGATATTGCCGCTCTCGTCGCGCTCTACTCGGCGCGTGCGCGCCTCAGGCGTCGGAACGGTGACATTTATGATCGGCTGGATGACCTCGCGCTTCTCGGTGTCATCCTCAGCTGCGTTCTGTTGCTGCACGGTCACTGGCGCTGCGCCAGTGTGCGCGACTTTGATTCCGACAAGGCGTGAGGCGTCGGCTGGAGAGAAGCCAGCCTGCACGAGTTTCGCTACGATGTCTACCTTCGTGGAGAGCATCGCGGTCTCGGCATCGGCTTCGTTGAGAGGCATTCGGTAGGAGTCGCCTGACTCAATCGGCCCGAAGTCCTCAAACTTACGAATGTCGTTGACATTGAGCCAGCCCTCTTGAAGCCCGACGCGGTAGGTGTCGTAGCGATCCTTCGTCGTGCCTCGCAGGATGGAGTCCATTGAGAACTTGACGAAGGCGTCTGGCAGGAGGATCAGCGTGCTGAGCGGTCGCTCGATCATCTCCACGAGCGGTCGCAGGGTGTATTGCACGAAGGCGAGGTTCTGCTGCTCCACCGAGTTGTAGGACATCGCGCCTGGCGTCGTGACCTGCAAGAGATTCGGCGGGATGCGGAAGATGCGGGCAACCTCCTCAACATTGAACTGTCGCGAGGCGAGGAGTTGCGCGTCTTCAGGTCGGAAGGTGAGCGGCTTGAAGGTTGCGCCGCCCGTGAGCACGCCTGGCGTGTGCATATTCTGCCCGCTGTGATGGCGTGCCCAGCCCGCCTTGAGCTGCTCGCCCTGCTCTTTGGTCAGATCAGTCGGCACCTCGATGATGCCCGTTGGCGTGCTGCCGGTGCGGAAGAAGTTGCTCGCGTAGTCCTCAAGCGTCAAGCCGAGGGCAAGGGAGACGCGGAGTTGATGGATCGGGTTGATGCCGCGAAGTTCGCCTGGCATCGCGATGAGCGGGATGTGCAGGATGGTCTCCTGCCCGTAAACCGCCGTCGGCTGGCCCTGCCCCTGATGGATCTTGTATTTGATCTCGCGACCTTCGCGGTAGATCTCCACGCGGCGCGGGTCAACGGCTCGCACCTCCAGCACCTCACCACGCTCGTCGCGCGGCGCGTAGATGAAGGCGTTGCCGTCCGTGTAGAGAGACACCACGATCTCGCTGATGAGCTGGTTGATCGTGTAGGTCGGCTCGTCAGGGATCGGCGTGAGCATCCACGACGGCTTCGCGCCCGCTGGACGGTACGGTCGTCGGATGCCGTTGTCGCGGCGATAGGCGTCAAGAGGGAAGGATGAGACGACATCGGCAAGCAGTCGCACGCTGGCGTAGGCTGCCGTGAGTCCGAGCGCCGCCTTCTGATCAACCTCACGGTTGCCGAGGAAGGGAACCTTGTCAAAGGCGAGCGGCGTGAGGTTTTGCAGCGTCAATGATCGCTGCTCGGATGAGGTGAAGACGCGACGCAGGATGCTCACTTAGTCCCTCCAGGTATAGCCGAGAGCGACAAGGACGGCACCAGCGGCAGCGATCAGGCTCAGCGGCTCGATGAGCCAGAGACCTGCGATGACGAGGACAATGCCCGACAACTCTAGGATGGTTGATTTCATAGGGTGATGAACTCCGCTGCTTTAGGTGCCGCTGGTGCTTGTGCGTGGTAGCGGGCACGATCATACGCCATCACCGCGCACACGGCGAGGTCAATCTTTCGCGGGGAGCCTCGGTGCTCCTTGACGATACGAGGGCCGAAGCGGTCAATCTTGACCGAGCAGTTGTCTAGGTGGCGGCTCATCGCCGCGTCACCGTTGTGGCTTACGGTCTCCTGCGTCACCGCCTCGTAGAAGGCGGCACAAGCTGGGACCATTCGGGCAGGACTCTGCGGGTAGATGACCACGGGCAAGCCGTCCGTCTCCCACTTTTGCAGGGTCCTCGCCCAGCGATAGGGGTCTGCGCTGATCTCGCGCACTTGATATTTCTTGCAGAGGTCGTACATTCGGGCTTCAACCTCGTCCATTGGCACCTGCCAATGAGGGTCGTCCATCGGACGCTCCCAGAGGGCGAGCGGCTGGATAAAGCCATCCTTCGTGCAGCCGACCATCGCTGTGCAGTCACCGCTGAACGAGCCGTCAAAGCCAATGACGATCTCCTCGCCATCTTGGATCTGGCGCTCGCCTGCGAGCCGATCCCACGCCCCGCCTGGTAGCCAGCCGGTCGCCGCCGTGACCCATTGGTTGAGGCGCTTGGTTCTGAACTCTGCCTCAGGGATGCTCAGCACCGCCGACTCAAAGTCAGACGGGTGGAGGAAGTCGCCAAAGGCGGGGTTGGCTTCGGCCCAGACCTTCGGGTCAAGGTGATTGGCTCCGTCAGGAGCGCCGTGCCAACGGAAGAAGAAGGAGGGGTCGGCGATCTCGCCTGCCTTGAGTCGCATCCCGTATTGCCAGAGCTTGAAGCATACGGTGTCTTGCCCACGGCTATCCGTGCGGCTGCCTGCCGTCGTGATGCCCACGATCAGCGGCTGCTTGCGCGTACCAGAACCGAGGTTCATCGTGTTCCAAAGCCTGTCGTCAGGCTGGACGTGCACCTCGTCAAAGACCACCGTGCTTGGGTTGAGACCCTCGGCGCGGGAAGCGTCGGCTGAGAGGACGCGGAAGACGGAGCCGGTGGACGGCATCTCAATCACATCGCGCATCACGCGAAGGCGCTGCGAGAGGATTGGATCAAGTTCCACCATCCGAGCCGCCTCGCGGAAGACAATACGCCCTTGAGCGCGGTCTCCGGCGACGGCGTAGACCTCTGATCCAACTTCATCCACGACAAGGCCGAAGAGGGCGATGCCAGCGCCGAGAAGTGACTTGGAGTTCTTACGGGGCAGCCCGATGAGGGCGCGCCGGTGTTTCCGTAGCCCGTTCTCGTCCAGCTCGTAGAGGTCGTTGAGGATCTGTTTCTGCCACGGGCGCAGGGTGATCTGCTTGCCAGCGTCGTCGCCTTTGGTCAGTCGGCAGAAGTTCTCAATGAAGTCCGAGACTTGGCTGCCCTGACTATTTGGCTTTGCGGGCTGCCGAGATGAGGGCATCGAGTTTGGCTGCCGCCGAGTTCGCTTGGGCATCTAGGTCTCCTGTCAGGCCGCTTCTCGCAGCCGGTGTGAGGCCCAGTTTGCCAGCGAGCTGGAGCATCAGCGTCGCGTTGTCGCGGACGATCTGATGTAAAGGATTCTTTACCAACTCGCCAGCCTGTCCCCGCGTGAGCGGGCCAGTCTCGGCATAGAGCCGGTCAGCCTCCCGATAGCGCACCGCTGCCTCGCAATAGAGGCGGAGCGTGTGCAGGTCTGCGGCAGTCAACATCCCCGTATGGGCGACCGCCTCGACCACCTCGTTCCAAACTTGGCGGGCCTCCGCGTTCAGTTCGGCTGGAGGGCTGAAGTCCGTGCGAGCCGGAAGTGGCTCGGAATAGTTGACTCGGCTAGGGCGCGTCTCGCCGCGCAGCAGCTTCAACCGAGTCGGCTGAGGTGCTGGCCCACGCTGTCCCATCGTCAACTCCGATCTATTTTTGTGCTCAATCCAAATCCTGAAACCTGCCCTCGCACGCAAGCCCT